CCGCCTCCGGATCCAGATGGTGTTGTGGTTTGTGATGGAGTTGTAGCTGGAAGAATAGTTGGTTTTAATGTTAGCGCATCATTTAATGAATCTTTAATGCTTTGGATTCCGCTCTTAATTCTGTTTGTTGGATCCGTAAAATCAACTTCGCCTATTTGTTTTTGAAAATTATCTAAAGCCATTTGTAGGTCTGCTAAAGCAGTTCCAGCACTTGTTGCATCCCCTCTCCAAACCGCAAAAAATAATTTAACCGCAGATGTACCAGCTTTTAATATATTGACTAAAGAAACAACACTATCAACTAATCCATTTATTACTTTTCTTGCAGTGTCACTTTCATAATATAAATAAGTTATTGCTGCTATTGCTGCAATAATTATTCCCGGAATACCAATCATAAAAGTTGCAAATGATTTTACAACCTTTATTAAGTTGTTCATTTGTCCAAATAATCCACCTACAACCATTGAAAACTTTCCTATTACATAAGTAGCTGGACCAACTGCTGCAACAAATAATGCAATGTTTACCGCGGTTTGTTTTGCTTCCGGACTTAACTCTTTAAATCTTTGTACTAATGAATCAATTAATCTTGTTAATTGCTGAATCCTATCGCCTAAATTAGTTGATTCAATTATTGCTTCACCTAAATCTGCAAACGCATTTTTAGCTGAATCTTTTAAATTACTTAACCTTCCTCCTAACGTTTTGGATTGCTCACCCATTCCATTGAAAAACTTCCCTCCTTCAGATGCCGTTTCTTGCAATATTCTATTAAGGACATCAAAGGTAACTCCACCATCAGCAACAAAATCATTAAACGCTTTCCCTGTTAATCCAGTTTCCTTTTGCAACATTTCAAAAACCGGAATACCTCGCGATGCAAGTTGTCTTAAATCTTGCGTAAATGCAACTCCAACCGTTCTTGCTTGACCAAGAATCAAACTTATATCATTTATATTACTTCCAGTTGCAGCTGCAATATCGCCAAGGTATTGTAATGAATTTAATGCTTCATTCGCACTAAATCCAAATGCCATTAATTGCGAACTCGCCTCAACCAAATCTGTTACTTCAAATGGAGTTTGAGCAGCAAAGGTTTTAATCCTTTCAAATACGGCTGCACCTTGTTCCGCTGATCCGGTTAAAACTCGTAATCTCGCTTCAAGTTGTTCAAATTGGATTGCGGAACTTACCGCAGCACCACCAGCACCAAGAATGGGTAAGGTTAAGGTTTGAGTCATATTCGAACCAAGTCGTTGCATATCACGACCAAAGCGCTCCATATTTTTTTGAGCGTTTCTTAATGCTTTTTGAAATTGATTGACATTAAGATTAAGAATTACGTTCATTTGGTTCGCTGCCATATCTTATGCTTGTCCGTGATTTTTACGCATTATCGCATCCATTCGTTTTCTCCATTCAATTTGTTCTTTGGTTAATTGTCTTGTTTTCGGCTTTTCTTCCCTTTCCCAATCAAATTGGATTAAATCAGTCATTTTTATTGTTTTGCCTTTGCCTGAATACGGTTGTAAACTAATTGTAGCTAACCATCTCGTTTGTTCCCATTTATTCCTAAATTCTAACTGCTTCATTTGATTAAAGCCTTTAATCCCATCCATTACCGCGACAAAATCCGAATCTAAAAAATCTTGATTGCTCATCCCCATCTGCCCAATCGCAATTTCTCGGATTTGATTCCAAGTCATCATTTCGTGTGAGTCAGATGCGCTTTCGCTCGACTCGTTTTCGTTTTTTTTTCTGCCGATGGCATACTATTGCCGAACAAAGACATTATCCGATTAATCGCTTCCATATCTTCGTCTAGTTGGTCGCACATATCTTCAAAGGTCCATTTAAACTCAACCTTTTCTTTTCTATGCCCATCGCGTAACGCTTCGAATATTAACATCAATGTATTCTTATAATTTAACGTATCAGCTCCAAGCGTTAAAATAGAAATGCCTGTTTCCTCTTCGAAGCGAATCAATGTCGCATTCCCAAATGAAACAGGCACTTCCTTGTTGTTTATTTTCGTAAATCTAACCATTGTTTATCCGTGTTTGTGGTGTGCTCATTTTAATTATGCGTTTGTTCCCCTATAAACCGCTCCCGAAATCGTGAATGTTGCGGATACGGATGTATTGTCTTCAACCGGAGTATTAACTTCCCAAGATGTGCAATAGGCACTAAATGAATAGTAATTGTATCCGGATGTGTTTTCGGTCAATGTCAAAGCCAAAACCGTTCCATTATCCAAAGCATCAAATAAAACATCTGGTTGAACGTTTGTTGATGTTTCTGAATACAATGCCTCTACGGTTAAGGTTGCTGATTTTTGACCCGGTTTGTTAGAAACCCATCCAGAACTTGGAGAATCCTTTGTAAGGATATTTCTCATTTCTCTCGTTACAGATAAGGTAGCTGATGTTGCTTCGCCAATAGCGGTTGTGCCATCCTTATAGATGCGAAGGTCTGTTCCATTAATTATGTCATTAACTGCCATTTTTCTATGTTTTTATATTTTAAAATAATTTGCGCTTCTTTTTCTTTGGTAATGCAATGTGTTCTTTAAGTTCTTTTATTTCATTCTCTTTTTGAATAATCTTTTCAACTCCAAAAGGCAATACTTCTTGTGCAATTCCATCCGCAATCAACTCCAATGCCTTTTTTTTCATTATATGCGCCCTCAATCCTTTTGTAATTACTTTATTTGTAGCCGGATTCAACCAATCCTTTAAAAATAAAACTTCCATTACCTTTCGCGTTTTAATCTAATTTGATAATCTTGCGTTGCGTAGAAAACACCTAAATCCGCATTGTAATCTCCATCGCTACTATTCATCATTGTTATCCTTTGAATCGCTTGTCCGTTTATAGTTCCGGTATAAAAATCTAAAGTTGATCGTATCGCCCCGGCTAATGTTGTATTCGTATCAAAATCGTTAGCGTACATATCAATTTGAACAGTAATGACATCCAATGGTGAACTTCCATCTTTTGTCATAGTCGGCTCTGTATCAGTCGTTGTATATACCACGAAAGGAAAGTCTGCAAATTGTGGTACGCTAATAGGATAAATACGAGTGCTAACAATATTAGTAATAGCACTTTGTCCAGAAAGTAATCCATAAATCGCCTTACCAATTTCATTTGTTGTCATTAACTTACCTTTCGTAATGTTTTAGTAGTCTTATTTAAATACCTATCAACTGAATTTCTAATTTGATTATAAACTATTCCTTGTGTTTGTCTAAATGCTTTAATAGTTACCTTTTCTCCAAATTGCTTTGCACCGCCAAAAATCATATGCGCGTACCATCCATTAAACCTTTTATCACTTGGAGTTACTACGCTTTTTTTCTTTGTAAACATTGGACCAATAATACCAATCGGTTCTTTATAACCTTTTTCTTTTGATATTACTTGGATTGAACTTCTAATATTACCTAAACCAAATTTATACCGAATCTTACCTTTACCTTTTGCAGCTCTTTTGCTACCCTGTTTTTGGTAAAAATACAATACATCAGGTCTTAATTTTTTAGGGCTTAAATCTCTTGTGAATCCTTTTTGCCTTCTTCTTTTTTCGGCTATTGGTGTTAGTTGCCTTGCTCGTGTTTTTATGGTTTCAGAAGCTGGATACACAATATTTTTTACCGCTTCCTTATCCCTAATCGATTTTAACAACTTTTCAATATCTTTATTAAATTGTCTTAAATCAACTTCACTTAATCTAATTGCTCTTTCGCTTTGATTTTGATTCCTATATCCACCCGGAGTATTAAGCCTTTTCGCGGCTAATGTGCGATTGTAGTTAGAAAATCCTAATAACCGTTTGTAAACACCCATCAGTTCCTTGTTTTAGCTTCAAGAATCATAAATTGCTTCTCTTGTTCCGGCAATATCCTTTCTATATCATAAACCTTTGAGTCAAAGCTAATCCGCATTTTCTCGTTCAAATCAGTTCGGTATCGAACCGTAAATTCAACGTTACCAATAGCAGTTTCTCTTGCAACCATTTCTTTCTCGTCTGTGCCTACTCGTTTGTATTCAACCGCTGCCCATACGGTTGCAAAGGTTGACCAAGATTTGTTGACTTGTCCAGAAGCAGAACGAGTTTCGATTACTGATTGAATTACAATCCGTTCATTCATCCTACCTAAAACCTCATTCTTTTTCCAAATCATATCCCTACGAATAAATTGTAATTTAATCTATCAAGTAACGATTGCGAAGCCGAGTATTTTTCCTTTGCATAATCGCTACGGTTGTGATACATATCCGATAGAACCAATCTGACCGCTTGTCGAATCGCAGCTGGAACGTCCGAAGAAGCATTTCCGTATCCGACAACGTAAGTAACCGTTAGTGAATTGATTTCGGCTAATATATCTGGAAATACTTCTCCATAAGCTGGTGTAATTCGTGCCGCTTTTCGATGCAAGTCAACTTTGTATAAGGAACTACTCCAAGTCTGTTCTACCTCGGATGTATCAGTATAAACAATGGAAGTAACCGATTGAACTGGATGCGAAGTCAGATACAAAGTA